CAAACCCACAGTGGCAAGTGACGATGGATATCCTCGATCCTCAGAAAGCGCCATTCCTCGAAACCAATACCCAACCGTGCTGCCAGACTTGCAATCGGGAAAAGTCGAACACGCCGCCTGAATTATGGGCCAGAAAATTGCGCGCTTGGGCTGAATGGGAGGCTTGGCGAAAAACCCGCGATCCTCAGCCTCAGCAATTGGGACTATTTGCGCTGCCTTAATCTGGGACAGGTAGGTGTCCCAAAACCAAATCGACAACCAGTTGTATTCACAATTTTGCCTCGTTGGACAAAACGATTTGTCCCAGTTGTCCCAAAATCAATCAACCTATTGTTGGGCAATAACAAAGTCTGGGACAAACCTTGTCCCAACGCCCACGCCGGAATCCATACCCGGCAGGGGAGCGGTTTTGGGACAGGACAAGTGTTAGTCCTATATAGAAGAACTCTGAGTAAGAGGATTTTTCGATCCGAATTCGAAATCTAAAAACAAGGGGTTTCGCGCGCCCAAATTTGACGCGCCCGCCGCGGCTGCGTTAAGGCAATGCGGCATGACCTTCTGGTCGGTCGCGCAAATCTACATCAATCGCGAGTCATACGTCGCCGGCAGGATCACCGATGCCGGCTTTGAGGTCTTCGCGCCCAAAACCCGCATCCGCGTCAAAGGCACATTTCGGGTCGTCGCCTTGTTCCCCGGCTACGCTTTCGTCCGCATCGTCGATCGCTGGCGCGCCGTCGCCAAGACGCCAGGCGTGCTCGGGCTGGTCATGAGCGGCGAACATCCGGCGCAATGCCCAGATATCGAGGTTGAGAAAATCCGCGCAGCAATGCGCAACGGCCTCGTCCAATTGCCGAAAATGCCGCAACGCGCCAAGCCGCGACCGTTCAAGGTCGGACAGAATATCCGCGTCCTGACCGGATCGTTCACCGGCTTCGATGCCGTCTATGCCGGCATGAGCACACGCGACCGCCAGCTCGTCCTCTTGACCATGTTCGGGCGCCAGACCCGCGTCGAGCTAGCAACAATCGATGAGATTGTTGGGGCCGAAAGTTGCGCGCAAAATCAATCCGGTGTACGTGGGTTTCGTGGGGAAAAAATCGAGTCCCCTGGACGCGCGGCGCGCGCCTTGCAGGCTGCGATAAAAGCGTAACCAAACAACACGAAGCGGTGCTAGGCGCAATCAAGCAGCACCAATCGCCACCAAACAACACAACATTTCCGCGTTTCACGTGAAACAGCAACGCGATGCCATACCTCGTCGAAGTCGATAGCGACGCAGTCCTGCTTCGGCTTCAGAAGATGATCTGGAAAATCCAGCACTTCAAAACGATCGACATCGGAAGCGAGCTGTCCGATTGGCAGACCCAGGACATGCATCGCCATCGACCGTTTACGATGCGATCGCGTCGAGCTGGTCGAGCCGCAACAGTCGTGCGACCGCATTCGCTTTACGAAACAAGGTCATCGGTCAAATACCAGAGCGGCCTCGAGCGCAAGGCCGCCAGCAAATCCAAGCGCGCCAGGAGCAAGCGCAATCTGCGTGCGCTCGCGCTCTGGCAACGCAAGACCTCGACGCGACCGATCCTGCGCGAGGAGCTCGGCCAGAAGCTCGTGGCGCGGATGGCGCGGCTACTCCAAGAGAAGATCCGTTGGTGAAATGCCGAAAGAGATCGTTAGGCAGCAATCGCTATTTCCAGAGTTTGTGATTGATGACCGCGAAGTAGATGACGCGGAAGGTGATTTTGTCGACTCATCACGTCTTGGTCGCTATGCTGAGTTCATAGTTTGCGCTGAGCTAACGCGGCTTGGGTATCACGCCTTGCACGTTGATGCGCCTGGATTTGATATCATTTTGACTGTCGAAGATCGAAGTTTGCGCGTCCAAGTCAAATCGACTGCTACGATAAAGCATCCAGTTTCGCACGCCAAAATTTACACCAAGAGAATGCCGAGCAAGCAGCAAGCGGTTGCGGTGTGGAATTGCAAAAGACACACTCAAGCATCGAACGGCGGCAACAGAACGGATCGATCGCCTAAACGCCTCACGATATGCGATGCCGATGTCGTCGCGCTCTTTCACCACAAGTTCAAGACAGTGATCTTCTTTCCAATTCAATCCGTACCCGCATCAGGACGGTTCGAACTCCCTTTAACGCAGATCAAGCACGATGCCGCGGAGGAAAGTCTCAAGGCGACGTTGGATTGTCTGCTAGGTCTTTGAAAAAGCAATAGCTTTTCAAGCCCGGCGGGGGGGATAGGCAAAACGCAGGACCGGCCAATGGCCGCGGCGCGCGCCGAGCTCACTTTTGGAACTTGCACATCCGAAAAAAATTGGAGCCGAAACAATGAGATCGGGACCGAAGCCGCAATCGCTGCGGCTCAAGCTATTGCGCGGCAATCCCGGCATGGCGTTGGACCGGCTCAATCTCAACGAGCCGCAGCCGGAAGGGATTGTCGAGGTGCCCGAGCCGCCTGCGTGTCTGTCGGGCGTGGCCGCGGATGAGTGGCGGGTGGCGGCCGGACAGCTCATCGTCATGGGCATATTCAGCAAGGTCGATCTGGCTTTGCTGGCGGCTTACTGCCTTTCCTATGGGGTTTGGCACGGCGCTGCGATGGCATTGCGCGACAACCCTCGCCTGACCCGCAACGCGCACATCTCGATCGCGAGCAAGGCCGCGGCCGACATGATCCGGCTGGCTAACGAATTCGGGTTTAGTCCGGCGGCGCGGACGCGGATCAATGCCGGCTCGAGCGGCGCCGGTCGCCGGCCGGGCAAGTTCGACCGCTTTCTGTCCGGCTGATGCCCGTCCAGCGCACCGCGGACGGCAAGCGCCGCGCCCAGGATGTGATCGACTTCATCGAATGCCTGACCATCCCGAGCGGGACCGGCCAGGGCAAGCCGTTCAAGCTGCATCCGTTCCAGCGGGCTTTTCTCAAGGATATTTACGAGCCGCACATCGGCGGCCGCCGTGTTGTGCGGCGTGCGATCCTCTCGATGGCGCGAAAGAACGGCAAGACGGCGTTGATCGCGACGATGGCGCTCGCGCATCTGGTCGGGCCGGAAAGGGTCGTCAACGGGGAAATCTATTCGGCCGCCAATGACCGCGATCAGGCTTCGATCGTGTTCAAGTTCGCCAAGCAGATCGTCGAGCTCGAACCGCAGCTCGCGGCCGAGATCGAAGTCATTACCTCGACCAAGACCATGTTTTCGCGGCGCACCGGCTCGATCTACCGTGCGGTGAGCGCGGAGGCCGGCACCAAGCACGGATATTTGCCCAGCGTCGTGATCTACGATGAGCTCGCGCAGGCCAAGAGCCGGGCCTTGTATGATGTTCTCGATACCAGCTTCGGGGCGCGCGATGAGCCACTGTTCATCACCATCTCGACGCAGTCGAATGATCCCGAGCATGTGCTCTCAAAGCTGATCGACGACGGGCTGGCGGGCACCGATCCGTCGATCGTTTGCCACTTGCACGCCGCCGCCGAGGGCTGCGAGCTCGATGACGAGGCGCAATGGGCGAAAGCCAATCCGGCGCTCGGCAAGTTCCGCGATCGCGAAGACCTCGTCGCCGCGGTGCGCCAGGCCAAGCGCATGCCGGCGGGCGAACCCAAGGTCCGCAACCTATTTCTCAATCAGCGGGTGGCACCGATATCCTCGCTGATCTCGCGCGCCGAGTGGATGGCGTGCGCCGGCGATGCCAGGATCGCGGACGGCGAGGAGGTCTACCTCGCGCTCGATTTGTCGAGCGTCATCGATCTGACCGCGTTGATGGTCGGCTCGATCTCCGACCCGACGCGGGTGGTGCCGTATTTCTGGAAGCCGGCCGACCATCTGACCGAGCACGCCAATCGCGACTTCGGTAGCGGAACGCACCGCTATCGGGAATGGGTCGAGGCCGGGCATCTGCGGCTCTCGCCCGGCAAGACCATCGATCCCGAGACGATCGCGCGCTTCATCGGCGAGCTCACGCAACGCTACCGCGTCAAGGGCATGGCCTATGATCGCTGGCGCATGGGCGACATCCTCCGGGAGTTTGATCGCATCGGCTTGCAGGCTTACGAAGACGGCGAGAAGGGCGGCGACGGCTTACGGCTCGTCCCCTGGGGCCAGGGCTTCAAGGACATGGCGCCGGCGATCGACGCGCTCGAGCTCGCCATCATGGAGCGGCGACTCGTCCATCCAAGCAATCCCGTGCTCAACTGGAACATGGCCAATGCGGTTGCGACTATGGACCCGGCTGGCAATCGTAAGCTCGACAAAGACAAGGCGCGCTTCCGCATTGACGGCGCTGTCGCGCTCGCGATGCTGCTCGGTCTGCGCTCGCGTGACCGCGTTGCTAAACCGATCGATCTTGAAACGCTGATCGCTTGAACTACCCAACATGAAAGAGGCAACTATGAAAAGACTTGCGCTTACGGCTTTCATCCTGGCGGCGCTCGCGCTGCCCGCATCCGCCAGCACCGTCACGCTGGGCGGCGTGACCTGGGACACCACCAACTCCGGTAGCCTAAGCCTTGGAAACGTGGTGCCGGCCGGCAACCAACCGCAGAACGCGCCGTGCGTGATTTGCGGCGCGACCCAGCCGCAACAGCCGGCAAACTTCGGCTACAACGATTACAGCAACAACGGAGCCACGTCATCGATCACCGCGTTCTCCGATGAGGGCAATGGCGGCCGCAACACGCTGGCCGACAACACCTTCGCGACCGGCTACACCGTCGGCGCCGGAAGTCCGTTCCTGCTGTTCCTGCTCGCCAACAACGACACGAGCTTGGGCTTCTCGATCGGCGTGGACGTGAACGACACCAATCAGGCGCAGACGCTCAACTCGTTTTTCTTCCTCGACTTCACGACGCGCACTGTGCTGGCCTCGTTCACCG